TTATTTTTTACACCAGTAATACCACCAGCCAATGTCTTGTTGAGTTTATCGATACCAGCGTTCAGGGAATCGTACTTACTGCCACCTCCTGTGATTTTTGGTACTACTGTTGTTTTTGGTTTCTTTGCCATAGTTGGTGTATTACTGATAATTACCAGGTAATTATAATGACTCCACTTGCACCTGCTGAACCTGCTGTTTCAGAACCACCTCCACCACCTGCTCCATAATTTTGACCAACGTATGATGTTCCACCATTATTTTGTGAGTTCGCTCCTGCTCCGCCACCACCAAAATGTGACGCACCACCACTACCTCCACCACCACGTAAAGCGGTACCCCCTCCTCCAGTAGAACCTGCACCACCACCAACATTTATATCTCCTCCTGAACCAACACCACCTTGTCCCCCCTGTCCTGCTGCTGCATTTTGTGTTCCATTACTCCCTGCTGTTGCTCGAAGGAATACACCTGAACCTCCACCAAAACGTGTTTCTTCGCCATTTGAACCTACGTAGTAAACAATAGTTGATGTACTTGATACATCTAAATACTTCATGGCATATCCTCCAGCACCACCACCACCACCACCACCTGCTTCATCAGAGCCACTTCCACCAGAACCTCCACCACCAACAACTTCTACTTTCAGTTTTTTAATCCCTGCGGGTACTGCAAATGTACTTGTTCCTGTAGTTGAAGCAACATAAACACCATGCACAATCTCAACAGGTTCAAATCCTCGAATTGTAGTTGTACCAAGAGTTGTTGTTGATACAAAAGTAGTAGGTACATACACACCCGAGTCAATCAAGTTCTGGTCAAAGAACATCGTCGTTGCTGAAATTGCCTTACCAAGCACCTGTGATGTCGTTGCTGTTGAAGTTGCTCCTGCGGTTCCTGAGAGGAAAATATACTGTCCACCAGTCATCGCCTTCTGTGTACTATCAAAACCATAGGTGAGAACACCGTTTGAGATAGATACTCCTGCGGTTCCAGGGCCTTGTGCGATACCGAGTGTCTGGTCTACATAGGTACTCGATAGGTCATTATCTGCTTTATACCAACGTGAATCTGATGCGTTGAGATAGACAATAGTACCCGTTGCTACTGTTTCACCAGCAAGTCCAGCAACTACGGTATTATTTGTTGAGATAGTTCCACCAGTTACTACACCGAGTACATAACTCTTTGTCGCTGGATTATTGTTCCCTACTGGGCTTGGGAAATCCCAATATCCTGTGATAGTTTCATCGTTATCCTTAATCGCCATCTGGTTATAAAGTTGTGGAGGATTTGAAAATATAGCAATAGAGCCACCAGCATGGGCAAATTGGAGAGAAGTTGATGCAGTATATGGAGTTATAGGAGCAAGACCTCTCGTACAACCAGAAATTGTTGCAGTACCATCTGCATTTTGAACAACTGTAGTACAAGAGACAACCTCCTGTCGTGTTCTACTTCCTGGCTCAAAAGTAACATAGAAAATATCAGAAAGTTCAGAATCTTGAATTTTCTTTCCATTCTGTGTAACTGTAAATGAAGTCAAAATAAATGAGGTAGCATTTGAGGAAATACCCGTACCAGAAAGGTAGAAGGTCATACCCGCAATCGGAAGTACAGTATCCGCACCAAGCGTTTCTGTCTGTGTTTCTTCTGGTGTATATACTGTATCTGGTACATACGCTACTTGTGGTTCTGGTACATATCCAAAGAAACCTCCAATCGCAATTCCGATTGTTGCAATTACACTACCAATCTTCTCAAATAAATTACTCATATTTTTTTATTATTAGGTTGTCTTGTACTAATTTTTGCATTACTTCCGTGTGTAATGATACTCCAATACTGGTCTGGTGCATCACTACTAAACACAGGTTGTATTTCAAAGAAATCCTCTTTTGCTATTTCTAATATCGCTCTAAATTTTAACGTATTGTCTGGTGCTAAAAGAGTTCCACCGAGAGGTTCAGAACCAGGTGGTTGTTGTGCCATAGATGCATTAAGTAATGTCTCTTCGACAATATCAAAATCACCACCATCAATCTGTCGTGTTAGAGTTTGTGTATATCCTCCATAGTCATAATAGAGATTTACATCTAATACAGTAGACGCACTAATTTCACCCTCGACAAAGTATTCATCAAATGTCTTTAGATGAGCACGTTTTCCATACGTTGCATACGCAAATTTTGCAACACAGTTAATTGGTACTTTTTCACCAACTGCATTGGTATCTGAAAACGTAGTCGGGTCAAAGAGGTAATATGTTTCAGGGGTAGCATTAGAATGTCCATAGAGTAAGCCATTATATGATGAGAGTACACGCACAGGGAGCGTCTGTGGAGGTTGCCAGAATCTTCGTACTTTTCCATCTGCATCTTCTTTATATTCAAGAATAAAGAGAAGACTATTAGATGGTGCTGAGAGATAGAGTGCATTTTTGTACCACATCGCACATGCATTCGTCCATGTCGCAGCATCAAAGTCTGGCTTAATAGGATTTGAGAGAGTTGTTGGTTCTTTACCACCAGAAACCGCTTCAAGAGAAATAAGTTCTCGAAGTGCAGGTTCATGTGAAAGATAGAGAATAGAGTTACCAATCTGTACAATAGTTTCCTGATTCTGTGCTGATTGATTTACTCCCACAACATACTTCTTTACTTCCATAGTTTCTGTCTTTGTCGTACTTACCGTCAGTTGTGTATACCATGCTTGGAATATAGATTGTTTCCCTGCAAAGACAATAAGACGGTCATTGAGTGTACCGAAACCATTTACCTTTCCATCAAGAGTAAGCAGAGCACCATTACCAGGAACGCGAGGAGTTGAATATGAAAAGTCTGCATAGTCAGTATTTTTAGAAATAAATACTTCATCATCAGAATCAGAACCAACACAAATTTGGTTTTCGTATGTATAAATATAGTTATTGATACGGTTTGCAGCAGGTTTATCTGCATTCGTTACAATTTTTTGTATCAAAATATCTCCTGCAATGATTCCTGTTGTATCTGCAATTCCCGTGAGTGTGAGAGTACCCTCACCACCTGTATATGTATATTCTGTACCTGTGCGGACACAAACAAGGATTTTATTCGCAGCAGTATAGAAGCGATTTTGTGCGAATGTATTTGTTCCAGTTTTAGTAATTGTTACTCCTGTTACTGATTCGACAACTGCTACCGCACCATTCCATTCATAGATATTATCGTCACCCCATACAAATATAAGTTCGTCAATATTCTCTACTGTATCAAACCATGGAGTAAATCGTGGAATTGCTGATGTACCAAATCCTTGTGCTACTCGATACCATGCATTAAATGCAACTCCATCTACTGTTCCTAGATATACTTCAAGTTCATCATCGTATGCACGAAGTTGTAATTCTGTTCCTGTGGAAGTATTCCATACGGGGGCATTTCGTGGTGGTGTTAGGGCTTCATTGTTTACTCCTAATATAGAAAACCCATTACGAGTACGCACCTTACGTTGTTGGTCAATAAGTACATTACGAGAACCCGCCACAAGATGTCGTGGGTCTGTATTTGTGGCATTCTCAGATGTAACGTATCCGATGACTTCTTCTGTAAGAGAGTACTCTTTCATAATTACATTCTATACTTAGGGCGCATACCATAATCAGTAATTGCTTTCTTTGCTTGTCCAGGATGTTCTGCTCTGTATTGAGCATAGAGTCCAATACGTCCAAGAGAATCTATTGACTTAGGGTCTCCCCAAAGTTTCTTTGCTACCTGTGCCATATCAAATTTGCTATCCTTACCTTCCACTTGATGTGCAATTTCATCCATACATTCATAGAGGAATATATTGATTGAGTCTGAATCACAAATAACAAGGTCTGTATCTACTGTTGGTTGTGGAATCCATACTCCTGCTGCTGTTTGGAAAAGATATTTTGAGTAGTATTTTACATCGAAAATAGTACCAAGAGAGCAGAGGATATTATCTACACGAATATCTGCTACCGCAGATGTTACCGTAAATGTAATTGATGCAAAATCTATCGCACTCGCACTTACACTTCCTGTATCAGTTGCACCACTCCACGGTACTTGAATGATATTCCATCCCGCTTTAAATGGAGTTCCATCGAATTGTGCTGTCTGTGTAATTCCAGTTGAGTAGATAGAAACACTATTACCAAAATTAAATGTAATACCTGTTACTTTTGCTGCTTCGGTTGCATCTTTGAAGTACACAGGAATAATAAAATCTGCAATATCCTCCTCATCGGTAAGGTCAATAGATGCAAGCGTTATATTCTGAATACCATCTCCAGTTGTCGCTACATCAAAGCGCACAGAACCGTTCCCTGAATATTTGTATTGTGTATCTGTTTGTATTCCTGATGCAGTTCCAACTACTGTCCATGTTCCATTTCCATTATATGAATCCATATTGGACACAATTTTTGGTGAGCGTATTTTCCAATTTACACGAAAGACTTTTTGCCCATTTACTGATTCAATACTTATTTTCTTAGTATCTATTTCTTTTCTTCGGTCAAACTGTTCTGCATACGCTCGTACAATTTCATCAGAAAGTTGTCTATCTCCAGATGGGTAGATACCGATAAGAGAACGATAATCTTCTGGGGCAGAGTATGTATAGAGTTTATCGTGTATTGCTTCTGCAAGAGAAACAGTACGAATACTCTCTAAGAGTTTAATCTTTGAGAGCATATTATTTGCTGCTCGCTCATAAAGACTATATATATTACGCACTTTGTTGAGCGTTCCACTGTGGGAAAGTCCTATGAGATTATTTTGTATTTCTCCAATAGTAACCATAATGCGTAATAATTAGTCTATTAGAATTCTGCTACCGTGAGTGTCGTACTTGCATACCCGTATGCTGTCCAAAGTCCGCAACCAAACTGTTCTGCATCGTAAGCAATCGTTGTAGATGCTGCTTGCCAGAAGCCCACAGTACCAGAGATAGTTGTTGAACTGAGATTCCCTGCTGTCTTTGGCTCACCAAATGAAAGCATAATTGCAGAGTTACCAGATGTAGAAATAACACGCGCTTTACATTCACCATTCTGAGGAAATACGGTCACACGCGCGACTGCTTGTGGTCCAACGGTAGTGGTGGTTGCGTATTTAAGTTGTGCTGATGTACCATTCACCGCTCCTCCAAGCGCATCTTTTGGTGCGATTGTTAAGATATAAAGAGTAACAAGCGCAAGAATGAGTGCGCCGAGTATTCCTAGTGTAATTTTATTTGTTTTCATATAATTTTTATTTTTAATTTTGTATAACCCACTCCAATCTTTGACTATATCACCAAATAGTCAAAGTTGGGTTAGGTTATGGACAGGTAATGACTGAACCAGCAACAGTACCATTTGCTGCGGTAACTGCTGAACAACCAGAACCATCACTATCTTCAAGAATAACTTGTCCACCCTGAGTCGCACTTGCGCTCGTTGCGTAGACAGTTGAAGTAGCGGTAGTACTAGTCTCTGCTGCTTTCAATGATTTCGCTGACAGGTCACTATGTGGCATACGGTATGTAGCCCCTAATGACTCATCTTTACCACCAACCATCCCAAATACTACAACAACGACCACCGATACGATGAGAGATGTTGCAATTGTTTTATAGTCAAACATAGTCTGATTGGTTAGTGAGTAATTAAGCGACTGTACCGTTACTTCCTACATACCCACTGAAAGTCTCCTCGAAGTGTGCTTCGATGAAACGACCACGATACAACCATGCATCGTTAGCAGTATTTACTGGTGGGATAAGGTCGGTTGAGAGACCCATGAAAGTCTTTCGGTTGACTGAGTGCTGTCCTGAAAGAACATGGTACGAAGTCGCAGCGTTTGCTGCGGTGTTGTACGTTGCACCAAGGAAGATTGATGCTGCAATACGAACTGAGCCGTATACAGTATCAAAGAAGTTAATCTGATTCTCACCAGTGAATGGTGCGAGTGTTGAGTTAAGAACTTCTTTTGCGGTCTTGTAAAGGTTGAATGGTACGAGAAGTCCCTCGAATACATACGAACCTGCTTCACCGTCTTGTGCCTTCTGGTTTGCAAGAGACTGAATAACTGTCCAAAGGTTGTCTGCATTGAGAACACCTGTTTCGAGGTTATCTACAGTGACACCTTTGAGAGTCATGTGGTCGTTTGCTGCGTATGCCTTGCCATCAGGAGTCGTGTTGACTGAGCCAGCAAACGCATCACCATAGGTGTTGAGAATTGCTTTCTTGTCCTGAGTAAGACGAGCGCGGTCACCAATTTGCTCTCCAATCTTCGCACGCTTTCCAACGTGGTCTGCCTTGAATGCTTCAAGAGATACAGGAACCTGCTTGGTCCACTTCTGCATCTTCTTTGTCTTGGTGTTGCCAATAAATGTGTCTGAGTCTTGGAGAGTCTCCATTTCTGCTGTTTCCTCGAAGCCACCTACATTGGAATCTTCATCCCATGTGTAAGCAAGCATTTCAGAACCAGATTGCTTGAAGAACCATCCATCTTGTGCTGAGAGATACCCAGGTTGCTGAGTGCGTTGATAGGTTTCCCATGCAACTGCATCAATTTCAGTTTGAACTGCATCTGGTGACATCCCTGCGTTAAATCCGCCTGTTGGATTCATTTTGAGTAGTGATTAAACTATTAAGTAAAGAACTAAAAGAACAACTATGCTACGTCTGTACGGTATGCGCGTGCGTCTACAGTTACTTCAAGTTCACCGAGGGCAGGGTTACCGCCTACGATTTCGAGACCTGATGAGTCTGCTGATGCTGCATCTTTGATTGTGTACAATTCTCCACCATCTACACCTCCTGTTGAGTTGTAGTCAATGAGAACAGAGTCACTAAGAAGTCCGACAAGTTCTGCAAGTGTATCTACGTTTGCAAAAGTCTCTGCCTTTCCACGAATACGTCCCACTGATGGAACTGGATTAGCGGTAGTAAGGAACTGTGCCTTTGTAGTACCTGCTGCTGCGTTGTCTGAGTCTGCCTGTGCAACTCCACCGAATTGGTGTGTCAATTATGTTATCGTGAGTTTTCTATTTCTCACTTCATCTAGTCACCTAGATGTTCAGGTCATGTCATGCCTTTCGGCTGGATTATTTATAGGGATTATATTTATTCACCCTTGACCGTCACACACGCCCAGAGGACCTTTCGTAATTCCTCTTGCTGGCTCGGCGTTGTCTCTTTTGAGAGTTTCGCCGAATTAAATCCATTTTCAATTATTCCTTGAAATAATTTGATAAATAATTCTTCTCGCATGAATATAAATTTATGACAAGGAATACAAAGTGTAATTCCATTATCAATATTATGACGTTCTTCTTTATGAGACCTAAATGGTAATATATGATTTGCTTGGATATATCCATGAGCATTACATATACGACACATATATTTATCTCGTTCAAATACTTTTTTACGCCATTCTTTATATTCTAAGCATTTTCGTGATTTTTCATTTTCAGAAGTAATACCTCCTTTCCAATTTATATTATTAGAACCTTCATGGTGAGGATTTTTCTTTCCTAACCAATAACGTCTTGGATATTTTAAGTTATGTTCACTCATCTTTATACGTGTTTCTTTCGAGTGTTGTTTACCAAGATGTGGTTTATTTTCACGATTGAATTTAGTTACTGCGGTAAGCCATTTCTCTGTTTTTTTATAATCATTGAGTGCTTTAATCGCACAAAATTTTGAACAAAATTTAGACTTATCTTTTCTATACTTTTTTACGAAATATTTATTTCCGCAAATTTTACAGATTAGTTCTATCATCCAACTATTTTATCATCTTTCAAAGAACAATGCGGCTACTCTCTAACCGACTACTGGAGTATCGGCTGCTGCGAGAACATAGACATTTGAGTTACCTGCTCCTGATGTACGAACTGAGGTTGAGTGAAGTGGCTCACCAGCACGCACTTGCGTCTGACCTGCTGCGAGGTAACGCTTTAGTGATGCTGCGGGACCAATCACGCGAAGGTCTGCTAACATATTTTTATTTGATTACGATGAATACACACACTTTTCAGTGATATATTCGTTGCTAATGCGTAGTAATCCTATCCTACGAGATATGGCGGTTTCCCATTTTCTTTTACCAATATTTTGCCATTTGGGAGTTTCTTTTCAAATCGCTTATTGGTAGCATTAAATGTATATCCAGCGCGGACCATAGATGCCTTCAAGTCTGGTGCCATTTCTGGTTCCAGTGGTGCTTGCGGGTCCCTATGAGTAGTAGCCGTATTCCGAGAAATAGTTTGCTGGCTTTGTATCTTGCGTGTGAGTTCCGCATTGCGGGCTTCCACACGTTTAATCGAAGCGATAGCGTGTGCTTCTTCCAACTGCTCACGAATGGGCATATTTGCAGGAAACACTCGATTCTTATGAATTTCGCGTATGAGTTCGGCTTCTTGTGCTGTTTCAGCAAGAGAAGTACTAATTTCAGCAATAGTTGACTCATTGGATACCAACGTTTGCTCCCGTTGGTGTTCTCCAAGTATGCGTACCAACTCACTTCGTGTGAGAGGTTTGTCATCATCGTCATCATCGCTGTCATCCTCATCATCTTCCGTTTGAGGTTGATGCTTCTTTAGGAATCGTTGCTTGGCTTTTTCTGGGTCTGGCTTACCGCGCTGTTTTTCTGCTTCTATCAGCGTAGTTAAGTCTTCTACTTCTGTCGAAGAACGGTCAGAAGTGGTATCTACCGCTTCTGGTGTTGTAGTATCTGCTACAACAACTTCATCTGTAGGTTTATTTTCCATCGTATTTTTGTAGTCTCGTCAGACATCTAGTTAAGGTTTTTCTAGTAAACCATCCCAAGGGGTAGTCGCTTAGAGCGACTTGGCGGTGGATTTGAACACGGTGATATATTCATCTCCACCACCAAGTAGCCCTAATGTGACATACTTTTCAATTTGGAATCTATGACATCAATAAGGTACAAGAGCACCTTACTCGCAATCATATCTTCTGTGGTTTGCGATTTTACAAGTCCCTTCTGTGTTGCCTGAAACTGTAATTCTGTTTTGAGAATAGTCCACAGTTCCGATTGAGCAAACGACTTTGCTTGGCTCTTCAGACGGTCCACCTGTGCTTGTGTGAGCGCATTGTTTTTGTAATGCCACACATCTGATTGTGTTGGATTACCAGAACGTACAATCTTCAAAATATCATCCTCACTTACCATATTGAAAACATCTTCAATAATGAATCGTGCAAGTTGTTTCTGAAGTATTTTTTGTTCTGAATTATCCATAGAATTAGATTATTTCTTGGCTTCTTTCTTTGCTTTTTCAGCAATCTGAACTGCCTTTACTTTGTTTGGTTTTTCTTCTTCAAGAGGAACGTAAATTACTTCTCCATTTACGCGAAACTCAAACTCTACCTTTGCTTCTGTACGAGGACTCTTCTTCTTGAAATCATAGAAAGAACCCATGCGTACTTTATCTTCACCTTTACGAATGAGACCACCGAGTTTGTCATATTCAGCAAGAAGTTCTTCTGCTTCGTATGAACCGTCTTCTTTACGAATTCCACCAACAAACTCACCGTGTTCGTTCTGGTTTCCATCAAGTGCGCGGGTAATCTTATCTTCATTTACAAGTGTGTATCCTTTTACAATCATAGTTATTATTATTATTTTTTATTATTAAACACGACCAACTCCAGGTATTGCAGAGTCAGTTGCCTTATTCTGCGCCTGTTGTCCAAAGACCGTCTGGTCAGGTGCAACACCATCTGGTGGTTGTTGTCCTGTTGCATCAGGTTTCTTCATCAGGTCTTCGGTTTCAGAACGGAAGAAGGAGTAGAGTGTCTTTCGTGTGAGCGATTCGAGAGAAACGAAAGGATTTTGTGCAAATTGAGCATATATTTGGCTCATCATTGCTTGTCGGAACTCCTCATTTTCAGGGAACATGCGCTCAGGTTCTACCTTGCAGAGGTACTTAAATCGTGAGAAGAGTGCTGGGTTTACAAGGTAAATATGCTTCTTATTCTTTGGGAAACCAGTTTCTTCAAGGAGAGACATCGCTTTTAGTGTAGTATCCATCTTGTTATATGAAGCACCAAGGAATGATTCATCAAAACGAATAACTTTCGACATCTCTTTTCCATCAATCATTTTATTATTCAAAAGGAGAGTGCGATATTTGAGTTTTGTACTTCCATCAGCAAGTTCATCAAGTTGCGGTACAACAAGGTGATTGATAACTATATCTTTCATCAGTTCACCAAACTGTACAATAGAAAGGGCGAGGTTTTTTCCAACTCCTTTAAGGAGAGTTTCTGCATTTTTCTGTGCAATAGCAACTGAAGTTGCTTTCTGTGTTGCTTGTGGAAGTTGTCCTGCGGTAACTGCTGAGAGAGACCCCTCCTCCATAGATGACTCCACGCGGTCCATAGCAGTAAAGATACCTGCAAGATTTGCTTGTGGAAGTAGTGGTGTTGCCTTTGTATTAGGGTCTTCAAATGCAATAACTGATGAAGGGAAAATAACATCTGAATCAATTTTATCTGCACCAGAAATAGCAATAGGCATATTTGCATCGAGGAATGCTCTATTCATACCAATTTGGTACTGTGCATCGAGGAGCATATTATCCCAGTATTGAGCAGCCATGAGCGATTTGAAGTAGAAGAAATGCTCATTTACTCGTTGATACCCAAATGGAATTACATTGTATTTTGGCGCATTTTTATTGTCACGATGTTTGATTGGATTCGCATCTATATCCTCTTCTCCCATATATACACTATTGAGAAATACCACTTCAGTATCATCACGCCTATTGAGATAGATGACTTCTTCTACTAATCCTGGATGGTCAGTATCATGTACATCATAGAATGCACCATCATCTTCATTGTAGAGAGATTTTACCCCTGGCTGTACGAATACCCAGTTTTCATGTGTTCCATATTTCGATTGCGCTTCTTGGTACTCAATAAATCTTCGCTTAATGACACAGCGTTGCTTCTGAATATTCTGTTCATATACATTTGAGATGAGCACTTCATCTGCACCATAGATTGGTGCATTAAAACCAGAAAGAACTTCATCAAGAACTTCTTTTGTTTCAATAGTACCATCGAGTTTTCTTTCTTTTATTTTTTGGAATACCTCAACATACTCTGCGCTCATGTAGGTAACAGGATTGACGAGCATTCCCATTGCAACTTGTACAAAAGAATCTTTATATGATGAATTATTTACCATCCACTCTACTGAGTCACGCATCATTTCAGAAAAATCAGCATCTTCCTCATCATTGTCATTCTGTGCCATGAACATCGGTATAATGTACCCAGCAGTAAGTTGTGCGTGCATTGCAATCGCTTGGTTTCTAGCCTTAGAACGGGTACCACGCCATTGCCATGCAGTTGCAGGGTCTTCTGTTCCTTCATCCACAAATGCATTAAAAGTCCGCTTTCCACGGTCTTGGTCGTCTATAACAGAACGATTATTGAGTTCTACCCAAGTACGATGAATAATATCATTGCCACGCGCATAGTCTTTTTTCACATACGCACTAAAATCTGCAACCTGTTTTGAAGGTTGATAGAGTGATACTGGGGTATTTTTATAGATTTCTCCAATCACGTTAAGAGTTCACCTTACAATGAAGTGTAGCACACATTTAATAATGTCAAGATACTGATACACACTTATCCCCATATAACTTGTTATATTTATCCCCTCTTGTTGAAAGAAACAAATTTTGGTTTTCGTACTGTTACTGTATTCAAAATTTTTTTTCCAAAAACCATCATCAGTGGGTACCTGAGTGCGTCAACCTCATCGTCTGCTTCTTTTATAGGATTTTCACTCACTTTCCCACCTTTGCTATTTTCACCATACGAATATGTCTCTAGCCCAAGAATAAGTCTTTGACATGACTCATGGATGAAAAGACGCTTTGATTTAAAGAGTTCACGGACAATATTGATACCATTTATGATTGATTGTGGTCCTTTATTGACATCACGCACGTTGCATCCATGTCGTTTTAGTTGTTCTATACCCCCTGCGTTTGCAGGGTCAGGATATACATAGTTAAAACGTTGTGCAGAAGCATATTCTGCTATTTCTGGGTCAGTTTTACCACTATGTACCCACTCTTCAGACACAAAATAGAGTCCATCTGATGTTTCTTCTATGGTAAGAACCGCAGCAGGGTGTACAAAACCGAAGTCCACACCACCAAGAAGACGAACTTTTGTCTGTCCAATACTCTCATACCATTCTTTCTTATCTCCTTTGACCACATGTACCTTTCTATCAAACTCTTTATATACCAATCCCTCTGTTTTACGGAAATCAGCCATGTATTCTTGCGCAAAACGGTCCTCTGTTACCTCTTGTTTTGCTTTATCGAGTTCTTCTGGGTCAAGATAGGGGTTATCGTATGACGTATAGTGAAAAGATTTGTAGTCTTTGTCCTTTAGTTCCATATTAAAAAGGTCATAGAAGTGATTGAACCCGTATGGTGTGGAAATAAATATCCCCTCTCCTTTATTATCAGTAAGTGTAGGGCGAATTACCTCCTGCCACATCTCAGCAAAGTTACGCATCATCGCTACCTCATCTATGACAACAAGGTCAAACTTCTGCCCTCGAAGAGTCTCAATATTCTCCCACCCACGAAGCACAATGGTAGAGCCATTGACTAATACAATCTCCAACCGAGATTCATTGATAGTCTTTGCCGCCTGTTCACACTCTGCTCTCAATTGCATCCAGCAAATATCACGGGCTTGTTGGTATGTATTGCCACTAAAATAGTGTTTCCCATTGCGTCTAACCATGAGAATACCACTCGTTACACGCACACAATATACTTTTCCAATATACTGAGTACGATAATAGTCATTTTTGCGGATAAGTGGTGTACTAAATTTTTTATGTAGCCATGAAATAGACCAGAGTTGTCTCTCTTTTATTTTACGTACTGTTGCAGACTCTCCTATCTTTATAAGACATTCTTGTAAATCATCAGCAAGACGTTTTGATTTTGTTTCTGCTCTCCTATAATCGTAATTATTATTTGGTATGTGACCGTCTCCTTTCCAGTATGTTTCAATAAATGCTTTTATAATATTTGGTGGTCCATTTTTAATCCATTCAGGGACATATTTCTCATGTGACTTACCATATCGTTGTGCTTCTATATACAGTTCTTTATTTCCACAAATAGAAAAGTTTATACCACCATTATTTCTTTTTTGTTCAGTAAAATGAATACCGATACGAATAAGAATATCTCGTATTTCTTTTATGTAAACTTCTTTACATTGGGTAATGATAAGTTCATATGCATTTTTTGATGATGTTCGTGTTCTGGAATATCCTTCGCTTATATACCATCCCCAAAAACGAGCAATTTCTTCATCTTTTGGAAACGAAAGACTTGTATCAATATCAGGGGTTTTTTTGAACCTATATACCCATGTATTTTCTATTTCTTCTGCTGTTTTAATGTGCCAATCACCATTTCTATGGTTTTTAACAAGACACCTATGATGCGGAGTAACCAATTGGTCAATGGTATTATTTTTAATACCACACAATTCCCCTTCATAGTCATGGATAAAGTATTCTTTTGGTCTTTCAAAGACTAAACCGCCATCTTTATATGTTCCAACAAGTTCAGTTTTATCAAGGTCTTTGAAAAACTTCCACCCCTTGTTGGTGAGAATTTCTGTTTGTTCGTCATAACAGGTTGCAATATATGCAATACGACTACTAGGAATAGCCGCCCGCGCTTTCATCTGGTCAATAACCAGTTGTGACTTACCAAAACGCCTTCCTGCGCACACAACACGAAATCGGTGTGGGTCAAGGGCTATGACTTTTTGTGCGTCATGTAGTGTAAACGTACTCACCGTTTTTATATATTATGGACCTACACCAATACCAAATACCTTAGTATTCTTAAAAGCATTTTGCATTGCTTTATTGTACGCATCGTTTGGATTTGGCTGATGCGTAGCTGAGTAATTCTTTATATAGTTTTTAATATCTTCTTTTCCCTTCTTTATACTTGCATCCCGTTCCTTTATCCTACTCAACTCTCTCCCTGGACCATACGCTTCAAGAAGAAGATTTTTCGCGGCTCTTGACTGTGCCATATTTTATTTTTTAAAAATTTTTAATAGTACCTGTACTATATACCAAGAATGGGTCCCATCAAATAGTTATAGACACAATTATAATCTCTCTTTATTAAAATATTTTCTTGCTCTTGGCGATAGATGTGATGGTGCCTTTTCACCATATACATTATTGATAGTATAAAAGAATTTACATTTAGGAAAATTGGAGCACCCTAAAAAAGTAAAAGTAAAATCTTGCTTAGATACACGGTTAATTAAGTATCCATTTTTGCATTTTGGACAAATTTCTTTTGTAATGTTATTTGTACTTTCTCTATCTAGTAAAGACATGATAGAATCATATCATAAATTGCATGCTGCGGGACACATCAGCCGCACCCAAAGACACCCCGACAGGGTCTAGGGACAACACAAGATACGACAATGGTATGCAAATATGTTTTCTCAAATTTTATTTCCCCTGATGTGACCTCTGTATCAACAGATTATATTACACAAAGTAATATGAGTTATGTCAAATAGTAAAAGTGTTCTGACATCAGAGTGTGAAGCCCCACTATTCCAACACATGGGGGTAGTGTGTGGTATACCCCCCCT